TAGACCAGTATCAGGATTAATTGTCATTCTTCCTGTAGCGGCCATAGCACGAACTTCACTATCTGTCATATGGACAAGTCTAGTGTCGCCTTTACGCCCCTGTAATGCAAGAAGACTAGCTAATCCCCTAAATGGAGCTTCTGAGTTAGCCTTATACTGAGAACTAAGTGGCTGTTGCATTTCTTGTTATGCTTTCTTTCTGTGCGAATTAATATAGTTAGATTGTTCATAAGTCATATCAGTAAATACCGATGTATCCGGTCCCATATTCTTTTTCATCCCTTTAATAGAATCCTTAGCATAGGCCATACCCTCTCCAGTAGTAGCTCCAAAGTAAGCACCTCTAGGAGGAATAGTAATACCTCTATTGACGTTCTCAATGAACGTGCTATTCTGGATTAGATCAAACATCTTCTTGTAGTTATTATTATTATTATTATTAATCATCTTAATGTAATGCCGTCCAACCGGCTGGAGTTCTATAAACATACATTGTTTGGGCGCTTGTAGAAAATGCAATATCCCCTGGATTTGGCCTTGGTATAGTATTTATATCTAATACAGCATATACTTTATTAGCAGGAGAAGCAGCTAACTGAGCATCTCGTTGCTCTAGTAAAAACTTTAATTCACTAGTATACTGAACTAGTTCATTATAAAGAACTTGAGGATTTGTTTTTTCTGCATCTCTAAAAAGAGATAGTTGTGGATATAGTGTAACCATTTCTTTTTTCTAACGCTTTCCATCAGGTTGAATAGACATACGTGTAGCACCCATACGCCATCCTGTATTAACACCAGTAGACTCTAAACTAAAACTAGCCTGTCTACCTCTACCTCTAAAATCTACTTTATCTGTTTCTGAACCAATTATAAATGGACCTTTAGTTATTGTATCACCATTTGGAAATTGCTTTAAGATAACAGAAAAAGATATTGTTCCATTCTTCAAGAAAAAGTCAGGAATAACACGATCAATAAACATTATCTCACCACCTTCATCAATATCAAAGTTAGCAGATTGAAGGAAAGAAGATACAGCAATACCATCACCAGTATAGATAGATACTGGTTCATTATTAAAGAGATATGAAGTGCTGGTCTGGATACCAGTGGTTATAGTATTAGAGAATACAACAGAGTCTTCAAACGTAGTATAAAAAGTATCTCCAAAAACCCAATGATCTTCTAATATATTATAAATAACATAACGTGATGGTTCTTCTGAATCACTCCCAGGTATTAACCAAATGACTTCGTTAAACTCACTATTAGTTCCAGCATAAACTTTATCACTCTGTGTTAAATTAAAATTATCAAATACATCTCTACGAATGGTACAATCTAAACGCTCTACTCTACCACTAAACCTATAGAAGTTATTCTGTGACATCCAATAAGGAACACCATCAGCAGCTACAGCAGCGTGTGGACCAACTAACCCACAGTTAGTGCCTAGCTGTGTCTGGCTAAAAATAAAAGGAGGACCAACATACTGAAAAGCATATGCGGCACGATCAGTCCATACATGAATAGCATTTCGCGCACGAATACCTCCTCTAATTTCAGTTCCATCAATAAGAACCAATTCACCGGATGTAGTAGAGACAGCAGGAACCCAATTAGTATAGTCCTCTTGATCGGACCATCTTACAAGTAATGGGTTGTAGTTACCAGTTCCAAATTCAGTTGTTCCTAGTGCAAATACATGACGATCATTAGGAGATACTACAATAGCGTCAATAATTGAAGGTGATGAACTAACAATAGTAGCTCTTTCAGGAGTTACACTAGCATCCGCATCCCAATAGAATAGCTGACTACCTCTACGAACTGCTAAGAGGTCTTCGCCCCAGTTGTCTAAGCTCCATTGATTAGCCTGAAAAGTAAATCCTGAAGATGAGGCTGCTACGTTCCATGCTCTCATTCCAGTAGTGGATACACCAGCATTATAGAAACTAGCACCAAAGCCAAGACCTTGGATACTGTTAGTCTGCTGTGTTGTTAATAACCTACCCATGACTGCATGACCAGAATTAAGAACTGTAGAAGAAGCTAGAACACTTACACCAAAGTAGAAGCTATTTAAACCATCAATACTTGTTACTCTATATGTTGGACCACCAAAGGCTGAAACAGCAAAGTTAGTTCCTAATGTAAAACCATTCAGAGAAGCATTACTAAATGTTAACCAATCACCAACACTAACACCAGAATTGGTTAAGCTGACATTGATCTGAGAAGACCCTACACTAGTATTAAAGTTACCTGCTCCCGATACACCAGCATCAATAGATACTGTCTGAATAATAGGAGTAATATCGTAACTATAGTCATTCTCTGTAAGATATAGACGCTGTTCTGTGCCACTACTTAGTAGCTTCTCTGTGTCATTATTTATCCAACTTAGTAAGTCTCTAGCTGTGCCTAATAGAGGAGCTGCTAAAAACTTAGCATAGCCACGCATGTTTTCTGGCATACCAGCTCTAAAGCGAACTTTATCACCATTATACCATTTACCTTCTTCAGCATACTCAGTGGATTCCCGATGAAACCCAGGCTTGAATACTAGTTTAATTAACTTTGAACTACTACTCGGCACTTATTTACTTTCTTTCCTTTATCTTTATATTCTTTTGAATATTTATTACTCTACTATTAGGTTCTACAGCAATAAACTCATGGGCTTGATATGGCTTCCAGTCATAAATACGACCAAGAATTAATGGTATTTCCCATCCAATACCTTTTGCTATAAATGAACCACGAGAGACAATAGAAATATGTATATTTTCTTCTGTATGTTCATGCATATTAAGGATATCTCCTACATCTTCAAAATCGTAGCAAATTCCTTTAAGATCTCCTACTTCAATAATAGAACTAAGCAATGACATCTGGGGGTGCTTGAACAATCTTGCTGCCAATTGGGGGCGGCGGGACATAAGGAGCAATAGGCCCATACATTCCATTCAAAATTTTACCATGTAGTATAACCCCATTTTTCTCTACATCATTACTACTTGCAGTAAATGGAACTGCATCGTGACCATACAACTTCAAAATACAATCTATCATTGATCTATCTTCTGAAGAAAATACTAAATTAGTAACTTTTTCTATATTCATAATATCCTCTTATTAAACTGTTCTAATAAAAATACCAGTTCCATAATCATCACAACAGGTTGTAGCTGGAATATCACTTAATGACCTCCATGTTCCAGATGGTGTAGTTGTTCCTGTAATATTTATTCTAGCAATGTTTGATGATGCAACGTAAAATGCAGCATATCTTAAATCGCTACCAGCAATAGTTGCCCCTGGAGCATAAGCGGCATTTCCTATAACACGAAATAAGCCTACTGCACCAACAGCTCCTAGAGCGGGTACAGGCACTGATCCTGTTAAATTAGTAGCATTAGTAGCACTAACGGCAAATGATGCATTGGTTGCAGATGTTGCAAAAGTTGCTGATACAGCATTGGTTGCACTAATGGCAAAGGATGCATTAGTAGCAGATGCTGCAAAGACAGCACTAACATTGGTTAAAGCAGCACCACTACCAGCGTATGAAGCAGCACTCACAATACCACTAAATACAGCAGATGTAGCACTTACAGTAGAAGTAACTACTCTATTAAAAGTTCCAATACTTGCAGTAATTGAGTTAACAGAGATGTCTGTCTCAACACCACCAAATTTATTAATATTAATACTGTCACAAGCTACCATCATGCCAGAACCACTACTTACAACAGATACAGCCGTTCCACTTGGAGTCTTTACTGTAATACCAAAAGACCCAGAAGTGTTATTATATAAGAAATAAATCTTTTCTTTTTGTGGAATAGTAACTGTTACTGCTGCTGTTAGTGTTCCATCAAATCGAAGACCAAAACTTCTTGAAGTATCTGCTGAACCATTTTGGGTAGTAAGGCTTACACCAGTGCTACTTACAGACACAATCTGATAACCAGCCACAGCAGTATCTAATAGATCAATAGTGTTCTGATTTAAGATTGCTCCCCAAGAGTTAGGATTCTCCCCATTCCCTTGAAGTTCTAATCTTAGACGGTCTGTGTAAGTGCTTGCCATGGTTTAATTAAATCCTTTATTTTATTTTTTTCTTTATATATCTATTAGTCTTTTGAAGTGCTATGCACTCCACACCCTTTACTATATTTATAATCAAAGAATTATCTACGAGTGCAATAAATTCATGCGATTGATTAGGTCTAAAATCAACAACCTGACCTGCAATAACTTCGATTTCTTGTAACTTGCCTATTATCTTAAACTTCCCGTTTCCGACAATAGAAATATGCTCTGCTCCTGGCGCATGGTTGTGCATAGGAAGAGTATCCCCTGCGGCTGCGAACGTATAGATCGTCCCACTAATTCCGCCCATATCGAATTTCTTCAGAATTGGTTCAGCCAACGACGAAGGCTCCGGTATCTACAGGGACAACTGTGTCTGGTGGTGCGACTGGAATCTCTACAATTTCCTTTGTGGCAGGATTATAGAAAAACAAATCCTGTTTGCATGTGTCATCGCAAGCTACCCAGAATAAAGGCTCCGCGACTTCAAACTTCTCCACCGCAACTTCAGCGACACGATAGCCAGTTAAGACTTCTTCATTTAGGGAAATCAAAGCAAACATCAGTAATACTCCTCCACAATAACGATACCCTGTGCGCCAGCGGCACCAACGCCTTCGATCCCACATCCGCCAGATTGTTTGCCGCCGCCGCCGCCACCGCCGCCATAAGTGCCACCCACACTACCCGCTTGAGCTACCGCACCACCCGCATTCGGACCACCCCTGCCGCCGCCACCCATTATAGACGAACCGCCGCTGCCGCCAGTTGCCGCCCCGGTGCCAGCGGTATATCCCCCGCCAGCCCCGCCCTTGATGTTCACGCTGCCACTTGAACCGACGCCGCCAGCGCCGGGAGTAGAATCCGTTGCAGCCGCACCTGTCGTAGCTGAAGCATGTGTGCCATAAGATGAAGTCGCACCAGCCGCGCCAACCGTTACTGTCACAGTTGCAATCGCCGTAACATCAACGTATTTTATTGATGACCCGCCAGCGCCACCGCCAGGGCCAGCGCCACCAGTGTATCCGCTACCACCGCCAGCAACCACCGTGACCTTGACCGTCTTACAATTGGCTGGCCGGGTCCATGTGCTTGAACCAGTAGTGGTGAATACTTGCATGGTCGGCTGCGCGCCACCAGCCGCCTGGAAAGTTGGATCGACGCCAGCGCCGTTGCTGGTCAGCACTTGGCCGACCGTACCCGCAGTCGTGACTTGAATAGCCCCAGTCGCATTTCCAATCAGAACGCCAGCATCTGTGAATGTCGCAGCCCCAGTGCCGCCACTCGCAACACCCAGGGCTGTAGATAAGGTGGTTGCTCCAGTCACCGCAAGAGTGCTGGAAAGAGTTGCCGCGCCGGAGGCGCTCAGTGTCGTAGCCGCAACCGCTGCGGGCGTAGTCGCTCCAACCGTTCCGTTGATGTTGATTGAAGCGGTGCCGGTCAGGTTGGTGACTGTGCCGGATGCGGGGGTGCCTAGAATTGCGCCGTTGCCCAGCGTTGCTACGCCAGTAACACCAAGGGTGCTGGATAAAGTAGTCGCCCCGGTTACGCCAAGGGTGCTGGACAAGGTTGCCGCACCGCTTGCACTCAGCGTAGTAGCACTAACAATACCACCAATTACATTGACTGCATTAGTAGCATTGGTTGCACTAACGGCAAAGGATGCATTGGTAGCTGATGCAGCAAAGGTTGCTGATACAGCGTTAGTTGCATTAGTAGCACTAATGGCAAAAGATGCATTGGTAGCAGATGCAGCAAAAGTTGCTGATACAGCGTTAGTTGCATTGGTTGCACTGATGGCAAAGGATGCGTTAGTAGCTGATGCAGCAAACACAGCACTAACACCAGTTAGAGCAGCACCACTACCAGCGTATGAAGATGCACTGACAATCCCAGTAAATATAGCAGATGTTCCACTTACTGGTCCAGTAAATACAGCAGAACTTACTACAGTTAATTGGTTTACAGTAAAGGTTACAACAGATGTAGCAGCAGTGGCTGAAATACCTGTTAAATTGGCACCACTACCATAGAAAGAAGTAGCACTTACTATACCACTAAATGTTCCACTAGTAGCACTAACAATACCGCCAATTACATTGACTGCATTGGTTGCATTAGTAGCACTAATAGCAAAAGATGCATTGGTAGCAGATGCAGCAAAGGTTGCTGATACAGCGTTAGTTGCATTGGTTGCACTAATGGCAAAGGATGAGTTAGTAGCAGATGCAGCAAAGGTTGCTGATACTGCGTTAGTTGCATTGGTTGCACTGATGGCAAAGGATGCGTTAGTAGCTGATGCAGCAAAGGTTGCTGATACAGCATTAGTTGCATTGGTAGCACTAATAGCAAAGGATGCATTGGTAGCTGATGCAGCAAACACAGCACTAACACCAGTTAGAGCAGCACCACTACCAGCGTATGAAGATGCACTGACAATCCCAGTAAATACAGCAGATGTGCCGCTTACAGCAGCAGCAAAAGATGCTCTGTTTAAAACATAAAGATCATTAACAGTATAGGCGCTTACTGAAGTAGGAGCAGTTGGCAAATTAGTTAAATTACTACCATCACCATAATAAGCAGCAGCACTTACATTGTTGGTAAATGTTCCACTTGCACCAGAGATGTTACCTACTGCTTTAAACGCAGCCCCTACACTTAATACGCCATCAATGGCTGTGCCACCGACAACATGTAGCGTTCCAGTTATACTAGCAGCAGAATCAAGAGCAAGTGTACCACCAATAAAATCAGCAGAACGAACAGTGGCAATAGATACACTAGTAGGGATTGATGCACTGACTACCTGCCCATAAGTATTAACTTGAAATTGAGAAACTGGCCCATAGCTACCGGCAGAAACACCAGATGTATTTAAACTAAATGTCGGATTACCTTCAGTACCAGTAGCATTTGAAATAGAGATACCATCACCAGCAGTAAGAGTTCTCCCATAAACATTACTAGCACTAACAGCTACAATACCTGTAACTCCAGTTAAATTAGCCATTGTATTAATAGTCGATGCAGTGGCTGTAAGGGTTACGCCATTAAACTGAATTGTCCCATTAATGTTCAGAGTGCTGCTACTTAATTGTAATGGAGAATTAGCTCCACTACCATCTTGAATAGTTTGTAATGAAGCACTTAAACCTACATTACCACTACCTACCTGTAACATCTGTAGATAAGTATTAGCAATCTTTTTTCCGGTTAGTGTAGCCATAACTTCCCCTTAAATTGTATTCCAATAAGCATCTTCATCTTCCCATAGAGAAGATGCAGCATTCCAACTCTGGTTGTCCCCAGTAGGAAAATTTGGTCTTGGGTCTTTAATGTATTCATCATCTCTTACATCCGGTGTCTTATTCTGTGGATGGTTCTTTAAATCGTTCTTTCCTTCATAGTCAGTAGGACATACTAGTAAACCATAACTGTTCCATTTAAGAACACGATGTGGATACTGAAACCCACAGATGTCACATATAGCAATTGCTCTTTTGTCACTTGCTGGCATAATAACTCTTTATGGTAGGTTTAATCTTGGAATAATTCTAAAGTTAACCCGTTCCCTATCTTCTTCCATAGCTCTAGCTAAACGCTCTTCATACTCCTGTTTCAAGAATTGAATACGTCCTCCTTCAATACCAGACCGCTTCATTGACATAAAGTAAGATAGTCCAGCAGTTAAACAAGGATAGAACCTACGTGAAATATCAGCAATCTGAACAGCAGACTTATTAACATCTTGAATATACTTGACCTGTTCAATCTTCAAAGAGTAGCCATCCTGATCTGGAATAGGCCATAGAAAGAGTTCTGGATTAGTTCTACTACGGCGAATAGCATACTGAGTAGGACGACCAGTCTGTGACTTTCTAGGAATAATAGCATATTCTTCCATACTAATACGAGATAACTGAATGTCTACTCCTGAACTTACATTAACAACAACTTCTAAAGTATCAATAGTGCTTGATGTTAAAGCATAGGCAGTAACACTAGTAGATACTGAAACTATTGTAGTATCCGTAGTCCAAAGAAGAACACCTCTATTCTGCCAATCCTGTAGCAACAAGTTAATTGATCGTCTAGCAGACTTAGGATCATGTCCCAAAGTCTGCTCGCCACCAATCATCTCCATAGCTTCTTGGATTACTTCATCAATGTCAAGTGAAAAGTTGTAAGTTCCAGACGTAGACATTATTTAAAAAAACTACTTTCCCTTATATTCTTATTTGGCCTGTCGTTTACCAGTAGTGGACATCTGAGACATCTTTGCAGAGCCGTATTTCTTACGCCCAATGGAAGCAGCTAGTGCGGCAGGGTCTTCTACCCCTTTAGCCCGCAACCCCTTTGTAAGGGCTTTAAAACGCTCTCCAGAGCCTAGTTTACTAGCAGACTTCTTTACTTTAGGGCTTTTAGAAATTTCAAAACCAATATTTGATCTAGTAATCATATTCTTCCCTTTACCGCTGCTTTTTTAAGGCTTTACCAAAACCACGAATAGCAGCACCTACACCTCTTGGCTTTGACTGCTTAGGGGAAGAACTGCTTGATTTACTTTGGCCTTTGGCAATCATACCACCATGTTTTCTGTTTACTGTGCTGTTATTTAACCGACGATCACGGCGACCTTCTCTATCCTGATCTGGATATTCATACTTTACATTTTCTGAACCAAAGACATTTTCAAAAGGAGCGTCAAAGAATTTAGGTCTTTTCTTCTTATCAGTAGTATTATCCTTAGTATCAGTCTTAGAAGAATCATTAGCCCTTACTACGTTAGGTGTAGCAGAAGCTATTACGTTATTAGTGGTAGTCTGAGAAGAATCATAAGGATCATATTTAAATTCAGGAATACGAATATCTAGTCTTGCTTTATCATTACTTCTATTTTTGTAATCTTTTTCATCAATCTCATCACGCCTACGCTGAAGCTCTGCTCGTGAAAGCCGCTCTGTCTCCTCACTATTACCACTAGGAACACTATCAGGAGAAGAATCTAAAAGTTGAGGAGTAGCACCATATTCGTTAAAACCAGCTTCACCACCAAAAGAACCATAATTGCCAGCATAGTTTGCTGCATCTGTTGCTGGAGCATTTAAAGCATCATATGCCTGAGATACACCTGTTATAGCTGCGGTTCCCATAGCTTGTTTTATCATATCTGATTTTATGTTAGATGATACAAGATCATACCCTTTTGCTGCTACACCAGGACGGTATGCCGGATAAAGTTTAGGTAATAGAGAGGCTGTTTTTGCTGCTATACCAGCAGCTGCGCCTACTGGTGTAAGCCCTAAAACAGAAGCTAGAATCTCCTGTCTATTCTTTGCTTCATCAGTATCTGAAAACTCATTCTGAGCTTCTACTTCGTATTCACTTAAGGCATTTTTAAGACTACCTGATCGACGAGCCATTATCTTCTTGCCTTTACAGCCTTTCCCCAACCGCGTTGAGCAGAGCCATGGATAGGAGAACCTACTCTGCCGCCTGAAGCTTGACTAACTTTCTCCATAGGACCAAGTTCTTTTATAAGTTGCTTAACTCGTTCTGGAGGAGCGCGTTTTAATACATCTTTTGCATAACTTTTTTCTTCTTCTGTAGCAGTAGACATATCTTTGTTAATACTAATTGCATCATTAATGTCTGCATCAGTTGGAGGAAAAGTAGGCTTTAGTAAACCTCCTGAGTTTTTTAATGTTACAATAGGTTTAATGGGACTAATCTCTCCAATCATTTCAGGGGAAGTAGGGTCAACGGTTAAATCATCTAAAGCTTCTAACTTATCTTTTACTGATGATTTAGGATTAGTTAAATCACTATGAGCTGATTTAATTTTTCTAATAGATGGAATAGCCATATCATAGTGTCCTTTTTTAATTAATGTATATAGTAGATAATATTACCAACCACGAATAGCTGCTTTAATACCTCTTGGTTTGTTAGGAACTGAGTAGTAGCGATTATCATGTTTTTGTATTGTAGAGTTACGATTCTTTTCAGCCTCTACAGCTAAGTCCCAAGTATCATGATTTTTACCTTTTAACATTAAATAAGAATTTTTTCTTAAACCATATTTTTATATATCTTCAGGGGATGCTCTAGCAACTGATCCCATATGACCAGTAGCATCTCTAAGCATTCCAGCAGCTTCAGCACTTTCATAATCGTAATCTGTGCCTTCAGGATCAAATGGTTCTTTAACCATTTTAGAGGGCTTTACCCCATCCACGAATAGCAGCACCTACACCTCTTGGCTTTGAGCTATTACTTGATGACTGCTTGGGGGAAGAACTGCTTGATTTATTTTGGCCCTTAGCAATCATACCACCATGTTTTCTTTTTACTGACCGATCACGACGACCTTCTCTATCCTGATCTGGATATTCATACTTTACATTTTCTGAACCAAAGACATGTTCAAAAGGAGCATCAAAGAATTTAGGTCTTTTCTTTTTTTCAGTAGCATCATCAGCACCAGCACTATCAGCAAGTGCTTTCCTAACAAGCTCTCGACGCTCTGCACCATTACGAGCATCCTGTGCATCCTGATTTGAAGCAAATGCGCCACCATCACCAGCATCAGAAGAATTGTCTTCCATAATAGGTCTACCTGCTCCACCACCTGCTCTTGGAATGTTGCCTTCTTCTGTATCGCCATCTAGAAGATTAGCAAGACTTGCGCCAGCAATAGCGCCACCAGTAATAGCAGGGACATAATAGGTTTTTCTTTTTGCTGCTCCACTACCTGCTGTTGAAAGACCACCTGCTCCACCACCTGCTCCACCACCTG